GGACATAAAAGCGGAAAAGCTATGCAAACTCATTGGATTTGTTTCATTAAGAGTGAGCCGACCGAGTGAGGTGGCTTTTTTTAGCAATTGTTACCAACGTACTTGTATATGAAATGGGCGGATTAAAAGTAAGTGACGTTTATTGTGGCAATGACCTTGCAGACGTGCAGATAGCTCCGATACTCAATAAATTACACCGCCTTTTTTATATACGTTGTTATATGTCTGGTGCGACTTTAAAGCACAAAAGTTTGAATTATTAACCGACCCTTTTTCTTTTATTTTTGAGCGAGGGCAAATTGCGATAGCAAAATGAATACATTAAGTTTATTAAAAGGTGATTGCCTTAAAATTATGGAAGAAGTACCTAATAAAAGCGTAAATATGATTTTATGTGATTTACCTTATGGAACTACTGATAAAAACGAATGGGATAAAACCCTTGATTTAGATATTTTATTTAAGCATTATGATAGAATAATTACTGATAATGGTATAATATTACTTTATGCACAACAACCTTTTGCAAGTGATTTGATTAATGCTTATAGAAAATATTTTAGATACGAAATTATTTGGGAAAAAACAAAACCTGTTGGCTTCTTTAACGCAAAGAAAATGCCTTTAAGAAGCCACGAAAATATATTAGTATTTTACAAAAAATTACCTAAATACAACCCAACTTTAAAAGATTGCAATAAGAAAGTTAAAAGACCTGACGAAAGTGGTGTTTATGGAACAAGAAGAAGCAGAAGTAATGAATACACAATGACTAAAACAGGCTATCCAAGAACAGTTTTAAAATATACGAATGTGTTTAGCCCTCAATTGCACCCAACTCAAAAAAATGTAGAACTTAACGAGTTTTTAATAAACTTATTTACAGATGAAGGCGATTTAGTTGTGGACAATACAATGGGAAGTTGCTCTACTGGAATAGCTTGTTTGAACACAAATAGGCGTTTTTTAGGTATGGAATTAAATGATGAATATTTTAAGGTTGCGAGTGAGAGGATGGAAAAAAAAATAAAAGAAAAAGATTTAAAGGACATAGAATTGATATTGCACGAACATTAAGCACTTGCATATAACTTTAAAGTATATGAAATTTAGGGGTTTAAAATAGGTACATAATAGACGTTTCGCCAGTGGTAATTTAGTAAAGAAACAATTAGGTTTGACTACGCCACCCCCTATTTTTTATATACATTGTTATTGTTAGTATGGTGCGATTGAAAGGGATAATGTTTCAGCAATTACCTTAGTAAATTATAGATGGTCGCTGAACGTAATGGATAGGCATCTAGCACCATATTAACTCTAACTACTATTAATATGACTTTAACCAAAGCAAAAAACCTTTATAAATGGATAAAAATGCCTTGAATTACACTTTGAAAGAATGGAATCATATTATTTTAAATGATATAAATACAATCTTCTACAATAAAAAAACTGGGAACTATATAAGATTAGTTGAAAACGGAAGGAGTTTTGGTATTTGGGTAGGTAAAAAATTTTTATCAATCAAAAGAATAGATGAACAGAAAGCACTAATTAGTAATGATTATGATGATTGTTCTGATGCTTTAAAAAAGATATTAATAGACTTAGAAAATATTTAAAATTAAAACAACAATATATTTGTTAATAAGTATATTTTTAAAAAATAACATAAATTAATACATTTATATAAATATAAATAATATGACTAAAAAATCATTTAGACCTAGATTAAGAGGTCAGGTAAAAAAGATGTACGATAAATGGACTAGCGAAGAAAGTAGGGTTTTAATTATAGGGGACACTCATTGCCCATTTGATTTATGTACTTACTTAGATTTCTTGGTTGACACTTACGAAAGATACAACTGTAACAAAGTTGTGCATATTGGCGATGAATTAGACCACCATTACAGCTCTTATCACGAAACAGATGCTAACGGAATGGGTGGTGGAGAAGAATTAGAATTTGCTAAAAAGAGGTTAGCAAGATACTATAAACAATTTCCTAACGTTGATGTAATCATAGGTAACCATAGTAGACTTATAATGAGAAAAGCACAATCAGGAGGTATTCCTAGAGAATGGATTAGAGAATATAATGAAGTTCTTGGTGTTCCTAATTGGAGATTTCATACAGAATTAGAGCATGATGGGGTTTTGTATGCTCATGGAGAAGGCGGAACCGCTAGAGGTAAATGTAAAAATGATTTACAATCTGTAGTGCAAGGACATTTACACACTCAGCTGTACGTTGAATACATTGTAGGTCGTAAAAATAGAGTGTTTGGTATGCAAGTTGGTTGTGGAATAGACCACGAGCAGTATGCGTTTGGATATGCTAAAGCAGGAAAGAAACCTGCTATTGGTTGTGGTGTTGTAATTGGTGGTAAAGAAGCTATTGCCGTTCCAATGATTTTAGAGAATTATGGCAAAGTATCAAAATTTAAGTAATGGCAAGTAAAAAATATTTAACAAAAAAAGATAAACTAAATTCATTGTCTTTAAACAATAGTAGGTATTGGAAAACACCTAAAGGTAAATTAATGTTAACCTATAATAACATGAGCAGAAGAGTTAAGGGTGTTCAGAAAAACAAGTCTTATATCTACAAAGGGCTTGAGTTGTTAAGTAGGGATGTTTTCTATAAATGGGCATTAGAATCAATCGGATTTGAGGTTTTGTATAACGATTGGGTTAATTCTAATTATAATAATAAATTATCTCCATCAATAGATAGGATAGATTCATCAAAGGGATATATTATTGGGAATATTAGGTTTGTGACTCATTCGGAGAATAGTAGGTTGGGAGCTATAAGTAGGTGGAACAATGTCAAAATGGATTTATAATGAAAGATAAAATAGTAGAAGATTTAAAGAAAGAGTTTGATATAAGAAGTTGTATAGGTATTACCAAGTACAATACAACATTACAAGACAATAATAAGGATGATTTTTTACAACACCTAAAGGAAGAGTTAATGGATGCTTGTCTTTATATTCAAAAACTACAAAGCAATGATTCATAAAATCACATCTCCTTTATTTGTAGATTTACCAAGAAAGACTAAAAAAGATAAAAGAGTGTACTTAAATATGAATACTTACAGAAATCTGCATCACAGAATAAACAATGATGCTAAAATAAGGTATTTAGAGGCGATTAGAGAGCAGTTGGATGGTCTTTCTATACTAACGCCTGTTGAAGTTACTTATAAGGTCTTAAAAGGCTCTAAAAGACGTTTAGATAAAATGAATGTAGTAAGTGTTGTAAGTAAGTATTTATTAGATGCAATTACTGAGTGTGGGTGCTGGGAAGATGATAATGATGAATTTGTTAAGAAAGAGACAATCCTGCCTACGGAAATTGATAGAGATAATCCTAGAGTAGAAATAATAATAAAAGAGATTTAATGTTAGATAAACTTGCGAAACATCACGTATTATGGTTACAGATGCTTGTGAACTTAGGATGCAATCCTGTATTAGCTAAAGATATTGTTCAAGATATGTATCTTAGGCTTTATGATTTAGTTAAGGATGAGTCTAGGATAATGTATAGGGATGATGTAAATAGGTATTATGTTTACATTACTTTAAGAAATATGTATTTTTCAAGACTAAAGAAAATGAATAAAAATCCTGAATTTGATTTACTAGATAAAGATATTGTTGATGACGATTTATATGATGAAGATGAAAATATAGCTTTCGATTTACTAAATACAAAAATTAAAGATATTACTAAAGATTGGACTGTGTACGATAAAAGGCTGTTTGAGATATATTTTATGCAAGGAATCTCTTTAAGAAAGATATCTAAAGAAACAGGTATTGGTCTTAGTTCTATACATAACTCTATCCAAAATTACAGAGAAATTGTTAGGGCTGAGTTATCAGAAGATTTGCAAGATTATTTTAATAAAGATTATCATAAAATTAAATAAATAATGAAAGAAGATAAGTATTACATAGAGTTAGAGAAAAAAGGTTACTACGAAACAATAGATAAAAGGTCTAAAGATTATAGGGAGTACAAGGAATGGTTATCTAAGAATAACTACAACTCTTTAAAAGAAAATATAGAGAAGCAACCTAAAGGTTTGGGAGATACTGTCGCTAAAATAACTAAAGCTACTGGTATAGATAAGGTTGTTAAGTTTATTGCAGGTGATGATTGTGGTTGTGATGAAAGAAAAGATGAGTGGAACGATATTTTTAAGTATAAGACGGTTAAATGCGTTACGGAAGAAGATTATATCTTTCTAACCAATTTCTTCAATAATTATAAAGGTAAGGTTGATTTTAGCGAAAAGCAAAGATTGGTAGATATTTACAACTATGTTTTTTCATATAACGAGAATAGAAATACATCTTGTAGTAGTTGTGTTGCTAAAATAGTAAAAAACTTGCAAAGATATTTGTCAGTTTATAAATAATTCGTATATTTGACCTATGAGAGATACAAAAAATAAAAGTTTTTGGGATTTAGGGCTAAATCTAATAACAGGTATTAAGGAGCAAAACCATACGGAACAAAAGAAAGAATCGAGAAGGTATGAAAAATACAAGTACGATAAATTTAACAATAGAGGTAGAAAACGAGTTGGTAGTGAAGTTGGAGAATTATTTAAAAAACAATTTCAATCTAATTAACTATCAGGTTGTGCCAGATACAAAGAATCTGTACGAATCCAATCCTTACTTTCGTAAGTTGGTAAAAATAGAGAAAGATGCTAGATTAGCAAAATACAAATACATAAATGATAACATCTGATTTAGAAAGAAGAAATAAAAGAGTAATAGATAGTTATTACGCGCAAGCTATATCGGAGTTATATTCTGGGTGTTTAATAATAGATATGCAACACGCATTAATGTATTATGAAGAAGAGGAGAAGTATTTGGCTTGTGAGGGTATAAAAAGAGCATTAGATGATTTTATATCTAACTCTATTATTAAGGGGTTTTTAGATAACGATGAGCCAATAGACGGTGGTACAAGCTATAACAATTTATAACTTAATTGCGTATAACTTAAACAAATAAACCCCTTACTAATAAAAGCAAGGGGTTTTACTTATTTATTTCTCTACTAAACTCCTGCCGTTACTGTAAATCCAACAGCAGTTAAAGCAGCAGCAACTCCACTAGCATTAGCTAATATAAAGTTTGCAGGTACTCTTTCCATTCCTGAGAAAGATAGAGTATATCCACTTAAATCACCCATTGCACCACCACTTACTATAGTACCACCAGTTACATCGCAACCATGTTCTAGTCCTGCAATAAATACGTTTCCGTTATTATCTTCTACTAAAATAGTAGGACTTCCGTAAGAAAGTAATTTAACGGTTTTATGGTCTTCTTTGGTTAACTTGCTTAAAGTTAATTCTAGCACCTGCTCAAATACAGTAGTTCCATTCTCTCTACTAGACTGAATGTTCTCTGTAAATGTTGATGCGTTTCTAATATCGAATTTATAAGCAGCTACACCAGTACCAACAGAATCAATCACATCTGTATCAGTAACATCGTATGTAACGTCTGTTAAATCAATATCTCCTTTGTTTACGAAATAGATAGCGTTTAACCCTCCTACAGAGTCTTTACAAGGCTCTAATCTACCTCTTGAAATATCACAACTCAAAATCTTTATGTTTTATTTGTTATTAAAAAAGGGTAGGTAGTTAAACCTACCCTTGTTATTTTTATATTAAGGCTAATTATTAGTTAGCTCCGTTTGTAATACCGTATGTTACAATATCTTCTACTACTCCGTACTGAATACCAGCAGTAAATCTCATAATTACTCTTACATTCTGAGAACCGTCTAAGTCAGCCATATCTAAAATCTTAACTTCGTTGTGGTCAGACATTAAACCTGTACCAAACCATAAGTTGTCTTTAGTTGTAGCAATAGCAGTATCATCAGATAATCCATTAGCCATAAACAACTTAACTCCGTCAAACCAAATTACATTAATGTCTTGGTTATTTCCTTGTGCCATAAAACCATTAGCTCCTTGACCTCCAGATTGGAAACCTCCTAAAGAACGCTTATATGCTCTAAAGATGTTTTGAGATACATAGATATAGAAATCATCTCTACCGTATAAAGATGATGGAACAGCATCCACAATCTTACCTAATTCAGCTACTACGTTTGCAGCAGTTACAGGTATTCCTGCAACTTCTTGTGCAGCAGGTAAAGCAGCATCAGCAGCTAATAAAACTTCAAATCCATCAAATTCTCCAGCAGTTGCATTAACTCCTTTCCAAATAGTATTTTCTGTTTTTTGTGCTACCTTTGCAGCTACGTGCATAATTAGGTAGTCTTGGAATGTTTTAGGTAAGTTATCAAAAGCAGAGTAACCCATTTGGATTGCTTCCCAATCACTTCTAAAATCCTTCTTACATAACTCTAAATTCACTTGAAATTCCTCTGGTTGAAGGATTCTTTCAGTTAAAGTTAATGTAGATGTGTCTGCGAAATCACAAGTACCGTCTTTTACGATACCATCTAATTCCATTCTCTTAACAACCTCTTTAAATTTAACATTAGGTCTAACAGTTAATCCACCGTTAGCAATAGTGTTACCAGATAAAAGAGCTGCGGAAATATATTTTCCAGCAAATTCACCTGCATAAGTTGTAGTAATACTTGTAGTTGTAGCCATTTCTTAATTTTTAATTGTTTAACGCATAAGCAACTCTTTGCTCAGTTGTCATTGCTTGTTTATTTATATATGATTTTTGTACTTTTTGTTCTGTTTTTGCTTCTGGAGAGTGAACAATCTCTTCAATGTTTGATAACTCAACGTCATCTTTAGATAATTTAGCAGGTACATCAGCCTCTTTAGAATCAGACTTATCTTCGATTAATGCTTTAATCATAGATAATAACTCTTGTTTAACTTGTGACAATTCCTCACTAGTTGCAAAACTAACTTGTACTTGCTCTACCTCTTTTTTAGGCTCTTCAACCACATCTTCTGCTAACTCAACATCTTTAGTGTCTGTAACTTCTTCTGTAGATAAAACCACTTCATCAACAACCTTTGTTTCTTTAACCGACTCTTCTTTAGCTAAACCTACAAGATTCTTAACTTCACTTAGGATTTCTTTATAATTCATACTTACTGTTTTATATTAATATAACTTTCATTTAATTTAATTGTCGTATTTTATAGGTTATTCAGTAGCTTTACCTCCTATAAATCCAACACCTTGCGACCAATATTTAGGTTGCTTACACTTCTTTTTCTCACACTTTTTAATAGTGTACGTGTTTAGACATTTGCAATATTTAGCTCTTTCTGCCATACTTATCTAGCCTTATGGCTTCTGTCAAAATTATACACAACATCATAAATATTAGTTTGTGCACTACTCCTAACGTAAACAGTTCCTCCATTAGATTCCCATGTTCCTAATGTGTAAGATGAAGCTAAAGAATACATAATACCCCTTTCAACACCTGAGCCTTTAGGGAATGCAAAAGTCGCTCTGTATAACTCCCCAACAGCACCGCCGATATCTACCCAAATCTCTAACCATTGATTAGCCGAACTTGGTATAGCTTTAAAGTATATTTGTAAATCTAAATTATCTCCATTTCTTCCTGTAATAGTAGTGCCATTGTAAAAAGTAGCTATATCTGATGGCATTTGAGATTCTATCTTACTTCCTGCATTATTAGGTAGTGCTGTATCTGTTAATGCGCTTAAAGAAAATGGACTGCCTGACGTATATTGCGTGTCATTATAACTTGCCCATCCAGAGGTGTCTGCCGACCTTAATTCAGCCCAAGCAGTTCCGTTATACTCTTTTAACACGTCTAAATTAGTGTCATAAACAATAACCCCTTTTTCTGGATTTAGTGCGC